CCTTAAGGGGGTCCTGTCTGACTTCAGTTTCTGAGGTCAACTTGAGCTATGGAGTTTCTTATGTCTCATCCTATCGACCTGAATTTCAAAGACGTTCAACGCCTCATGAATGCGACTAACGCGCTCGAGTGCGCAGTTGGGCGAGATCTTGATCTCGCTTTCCTGGTCTCTCGTGCGTGGGATCGCTTCTGGCGCGAATGCGCGTACTATGAACAAGGTCACAAGAATGAGAAGGAGGTACTTCGGTACCGTGAACTCCTTTTCACAGCTCTTGCTGACTTTGAGAAAATTGAGTCCTAACTCTGGGTGAAACACCCAGCGGGAAGTTAGAAATGGTTGCACCTGTCACTGGTCCTTTTACGCGCTATCCGACGGAACCCTTTGCTGACTGTCGTCAGCAAGGATATCGTCAGAAAATGCCAATCGACCGTCCCCTTGAATACCATTTTTATCGGTATTACGGAACAACTAAGACACTTTCTTGGTTCACGGATGGCTCCGTGATAATTGGTATCCCTCAAAAGGAAGCCAATTGGAGTGTCTCGATGATTCCGAACTACGTTAATATTCGCAACTTTTGCTACAATTCCGCCTATGCGAAGCTTAAGGCTAAGCTGGGCGAAACTAGTGGCTGGGCTGAGAATATCGCGCAGATAGGCGCCGCGAGGCGCATGTTCGTGGGGAGAGCAGTGCAACTAGGCCACTTCGTCGGAGCGTTACGCCAAAGGCGTTTCGGCGATGCAGCGCGGATCCTTCGGACACCGGAACCCAGTGGGGTCAGTCATCGGAAGGCGTTGTCGCAAAACTTCTTGGAATACGAGTACGGGCTTCGGCCTCTTATCTCCGATATCCAGTCGTCTGTTTCAACACTAACCGACACTGATCACTATTGGCGACCGATCCGGGGGCGGGCGAGCGAGCGACTCACGAAAGTGACCGCAATAGGTGGTGCATTTGGGAGCAATCCCAAATATACTTACTATCAGCGTGAGATGTACGACGCAACCCTGACAATTACTTGTCGGGCGCGTGTTCGTGTGTCAAACCCGAATATCTTCCTGACGAACCAGCTTGGTCTCTTTGACCTCGCTTTGCCATGGAAGCTTATCCCTTTCTCCTTTGTCGTTGATTGGTTCGTCAACGTGGAACAAGTGGTCAGTTCTTTGACTGACTTTTATGGGGTCGAACTTCACGACCTCCACTACACGGAGTTCACCCGCGGACAATATGTGTACTTCTATCGCCAAAATGCCAGCTATTCGGTTGGCACTAACGAAGGGTTCACTACGTCCAAGGACAAAGAAGACGTGACGTGCAATAGAGAGATGGGGCTTCCCGGCCCTATCCTCCAAGTGAAGCCATTCCGAGGCTTCAGCGTTGAGCGTGGCTTACAAGCTATTGCTTTGGTGCTGAGTGTGCTCGGGCGTTAAACCCGATCCTGTAATGGGATTAGAAAGTCCAACCTATGCCTACCCTGGCCTCTCTCACCGTCAAAAAGGCGGATGAGACCACGAACATCGTCTACGATGCCCTTCGGGGCGACGGTTCAGAAGATGTTTGGCGACAAGACACCGGCGCGGCGGCGGGGATGCCCGTTGGCCACCGTGCGATGTTGAACGTGAAAACCGCTGACAACAGTCAGCGCACGGCTCGTCGCATTGTGGTTACGTACACCCGTCCGTATTCCACGCAGAACACCGTGACTTCGAAATACGAAGCCAAGGATCAGTTCTTCGCGCGTCTAGAGATGACTCAGCCCAATGCCATTCCTGGCAGCGAGCAGAGCGAATCGGCACGTCAGTTCTTGAACCTCGTCAATCAGACGTTGATCAAGCAGATTACCGAAACGGGTTACGCGGCTAGCTCTTAATCGAGCTTCCGAGTCACCAATTCTCTTCCGGAGTCACACATGTCTCTTTCCATTTTGGAAGATACTGCTTTCCAGTATTGGGAGCAACTCGACTGTCCCACTAGTCTCGCACTAACCCTTTTGGGGCGTGCGGGTCAGTGGGCTGAGGTTCTTACCTTTTCGGTGGAGCCTGTTCACTTTCCCGACGAGTTCAGTTATGCTAAGGCAAACGCCGCTGTCTGTTTCCTGAAAAAGAACCCCTGCGTGAGCGGGTTTTCTTCCCAGGACAGACTCGACGCTTGTGAGCAGAGCTGGCGCGACGGGGAGGCGTCGTGTTACCAGGCCAATGAAAGGTTATCTCCCTTTATCGTACATCCAGAAATGGATAGTGCGCCTGCGAAATTCCTTCGCAGGGCTAGGAAGATTCTCTTAAATTGGCTGGGACCATGTCCAGAGGATGTCTACGACCCCGAGGAACGAGCCCAAGCCTTAAAACTTGGTTATCGTCCTCGGAAAACGATCGTAGAACTCGCTCAGCATGGGCCTGGCACGACCTTCTCGAGTTCTGTTGCTAATCCAACAGCTGCGGATAAGTATGACGATGTGTTAACGACGACTAAAGGCGCGGTGTTCTATCTAATGAACATCGCCGGCACTGGTTGGAGTGAAGCCCTAGTTAAAAGGGCTGAACGAAAATCGGTCTCTCCTTTAGACTGTATCAGTGTGTCCCGCGGCAATAGATTCACATCTGTGCCGAAAACGGCTAAAACTGACCGGGGAATTGCTATCGAGTGCTCTCTGAATTTGTATTTCCAGAAAGCCATCGGTAGTGCCATCCGTTCAGGACTTACCCGGCGGGTTGGCTGGAATCTCAATGTTGCTAAGCCTATCCATATCGAAATGGCCAGGCTTGCTTCCATTGATGGTTCTTTGGCCACCATTGATCTGTCCAACGCAAGCGATTCCCTGTGTAAGAACCTGGTCGAGGTTCTGCTACACGACACCCCTTGGCTGGAGCGTATGAAGGATCTTAGATCCACTCATACGTTCTTTCGAGGGGGTTGGCATCTGCTGGAGAAATTCAGCAGCATGGGGAACGGCTATACGTTTGAGCTCGAGACATGCGTTTTCGCATGCCTCATCGCATCATACCTGGAGTTAACCGGGCATAGTGCGGTGCTCGGACACGATTTCTACGTTTTCGGAGATGACATAATTGTCAAAACCGAGGTCGCAGAGTCGATAGTCGCGGCCTTGGCGTGGGTTGGTTTCAAAGTTAACAAAGAGAAGACCTTTCTCACAGGACCCTTTCGAGAGTCTTGTGGTGGGGACTTTTACCTTGGACACCCCGTGAGGGGTTTCTATTTGAAACAGGACCTATGCCATGGCACCCAGGCGATCTACACGCTCCACAACGGGGCGAAAACCTGTCTTGAGATCTGTGGGGTATACACTCCTTGGTTTCTCGATCGGATCCGCAAACATCTACTTCCAAACTTCCTCAGATCAATTGGTGGGTCGCATCGCCTCGGCGATACTGTCCTCCATGGCCTGCAGGAACAATGGAGATGGAAAGGCGGGATCAAGTGGGTTAAAACCGTAAAATGGACTGAGCCTATACTCCTTGGTTGGAAGTACTGGCCAGAACATATACGGCTAGCTTGCCGTCTCACGGGCTACGGTGACGAGATCCCCTTCCGGGGTCGAAGCCAAGGGATTTACTCCCGAGGTCATCGCCGAGCTCAAGAACTAGTCTGGGTTAGCGGAAGCTAATCCAGCGCCCGCTCACGCGGGTAGTTCGTCGTCAC